TCCGTCTACATACCGAATCGAGGTCGGATAGAAGATCTGTACCTCAGAAATGTTTGCCATGTACGCCGTGTCGTAGCAGACATTGGCCACATTCGGCTGGCTCATAATTCGGCTCAGCGGAACCAGCTCGTCCATTTTCACAAAACGCCGGTCGTTGTTGTAGACTACCATGCGGTCTTTACCGGAAGTGCCGGCGCCTTTGCACCAACGGGTCGCGCCGATAAACAGGTCGCCGCCTGCCTTCGTGGCCGCGTTGTTCTTCATCAGGAAGTCATAGATCGTTTCGGTTGCCAGATCGGTGACCTTTGTGGTCATGATGTACAGATACTGCTCATACGGCACCAGAATATGGTTTGGAATTGCCGTCTCGTCGTACTCGTTGGCGGCCCAGCCAGCAGCCAATGCGTCATTTACATCCTTCAGAATTTCCTCCGGCGTCTTGGTTGCCCAGGTTGCAGTACCGGAGGCGCCATTTGCTGCCGTGGTTTCCACTGCGTCCGGGTTGTTTACCAGTCCAGTGGTGCCATACTCGGTGAGGCCGACATACACATTCTGATCGTTGTGCTTGTCATACGCGAGGCGCACGCCGTCTGTGAGCAGATTGTCCAAAGCGCGGCCAATATAATTGCTTCGCTGCATGTCCTGGAACATCACACGGAGCGCCGCAGCAAAGACATGCGCCTTATAAACGCCCTTGTCAACAGATGCCTGCACCGTGGGAATACCGTTCGCGCCGCCTGCAGCCACCGGAGAAGTGCCCGCGCCGCCAGTGATGCCATAAGATACCGCCATTGCGGACACATAGTCCACCCAGCCGCCACCGGTTTCAATGACAATATCGCGCGGATAAGTAAACGAGGTGAGGGGCTTTCGAATCATCGGATCGCGCTTTTCCAACTCAGAGGTCAGAAACGCGCCGCCGGTGGCAATGCCGGCCGCATCCATCGTAGGGACGCCGCCCATGCCGCCGGGTGCAGACTGCATCGTAAATACACCAGCGTTGGTGGTGCCCATATTTGCAAAACTCATGATTGTTTTCTCCTTTCCTTAGGCATTTGCTCTGGTCAGGATAACCAGTTCTGCAATGCCGTTTTCGTCTGCCGGGCCGCCCCACTGACAATTGGTGAGCTGCACCGTATTGGCCGTGGTCTCATCTGCCACAGCCTCAAATCCGCCCACAGGTGCGTTAGGCAGCTCATCATTTGCAGTAACGCGAATATACACAGGACCTCCGACAACCGGGGCGCCATTGTTGCATTTTACATTGATGCTACCGCGCTGGAACACACTCACCGGCTCGCCGGGTGCATACTGGCCCGCCTGCTGTTCCAAATAGGTAAGAGCCGATTTAATCTCAAATCCAGCCACGCCGGCAAATTTTGCCGCCGTAAAGCCTGCGCCAGCAGCAACAACGGCTGGCTTTTCTGCGTCATATACCAGCGGCGTACCATATGTGATCGGCGTATCTCCGCCTGCAGGACGGGTTTCTACAATCATGTCAGGCTGTCTTGCGTAACAGCCTGCAAAACCATGCGGCATATCCTTTCCGATAACCTGGGGATTTAGTGCAGCCATTTAATGTTCCTCCTTCTTGTTGTGGGGATTGCGGGCGGCGTATGCACTCCGTGCATCTACACACGCCTGCTCATAGGTGTATTTCGTATCTTTTTTTGCGTTTGCATGAGCACTGTCCATTGCAGCCTTGACGATGTCCGGCATCGCATCTTTCCCGGCAATCGCAGACAGCAGTGCATCTGTGACCTTTGACCTGGACTCCTTGTCTTCAATCGAGGCTACCGCCGGCCGGACTTTTTTCAACAGCTCAACAGCCGCATCGCGTGCCGGGCCACTGGCACAGTCATTCTCGACCGGAATCGTGATGGCGCTCTTTTCACCCTCTCCGGACAGTCTGGCAATCATCTCGTCCAGATCCGTCTCGTCGTGAAGCCGATGTGCGCCCTCTCCGCCGCGGGCCTTTGCCTCCAGCATGGTGATGATCCGATCCAACTTGGAACCGATATCGTCTCCCTTCGGTGCTTCGATGGTCTCTTCATCCTTCGCTTCCTCGTCGGGTGTGCTCTCTGCGGGCTCCGCATCCGGCGCTTTCGCGGGTTCTGCGTCCAGCGCAGTGGCAGTCGTCTGCACCATTTCGTCAAGCTCTTCCGGGCTTGCGTCCTTTGCCGCTTTTCCAAAGGCGGTCAGGACAGACTTCCAAAATTCGCTCATGGGTTTGTTCCCACCTTTCTCCGCCTCTGGGGCGGTATCTTGTATTGATACGGATTTTCCTGCGCGGCCCTTTGGAACGACCGCCACATGGTTCCCTCGTATCCGTTGCTGTTTGTATCCCATGCCATCTGGAACATAGTTGCACAGATAGCCGCAGGACACCTCCCGTTTCACGCGATTCCGCACTTCCTCTGCGAGGTTGGAATCATTGATATATAGATCGGCCACGATATAGTCTCCGGTCCGTCTTACATTCTGCACATGGCCCTTTGTGTAAGCCGCATAGTTCTCCGGTCCCACATTCTCCGGCGGATGCCCATCTGTTACAGGCTTGCCCTCGAAACTCGCCATCGTGGCAGCCTCAAAAACATCGTCCGGATATCGATTCACTGTAATCACCCGTTCCGGGTCGCCGTCCATCTGTAACTCTCTGGCCAGATAATCCTGCGGGCCCGTCCTGGCAATGGGGACATCATGACAGATCAAATACCCCTCCGGCGTGTCCGTCATATGCGGACTGATACGGTCTCCATAGTACGCAAGCATCATTCCACCCCCGGAATCAGTTCTTCCTGGTCGGCGCTCTGGCCGCCAACCGCCTCCAGCAGGAGATCGGCAATGATAGCCTGATGGTCTGTTTCGTCCGCCTGAATCTCCAGCAGCTTTGCAAGCGCGTTTTCCGGCGCCACAGCCATAACGGCCAGATACAGCCGTACCGTTTCTGTCTCCCCCGCCAGAGACCGTTTCAGCAGTTCGATATATTCCGCGTTGTTATCCATGTCTTTCACCTCGCAGGTAAATAAAAACGAGATCAACCATCGAGATTGTCTCGATCGTTGACCTCGTTCGGTCCTTCCCACCCGTCGTTCCGGGCGTGGGTGCAGTATTTATTTCAGCAGCTTTCGGGAGACTGTGTTTGCCTGGATCTCCCCATTTTTTCCCTTGATAAGCTCCACTCGGTATCCCTTGTTCAGGGCTTCCTGAATGGCAACAATCAGCTCAGTATGCATGGTTCGCCTCTCTGTATAGTCTTTCCCAATCTTTGTACTTTTCATCATCCGCCGCCTTATGCCTTTGAAATGTCTCAAATGTCCGCGGTACCTTATTTCCCAGTGTCATACGGTATCGTTCCCACTGGCGATAATTCGCCAGCCAGTGCCGCCGGGCCGTTTCCTTCTGGCGATATGCCTCAATCTGCTTCTGTGTGCGGGGATCCCGGCTGAAGGGGTTCTTGCTTGGATTGGAGAAGTCCTTGATCTTCTGGATTTCCTCCGGCGTCCGACCGGCAGGCGTCCACGGAAGGAGCACATGCAGGCAGTTCGGGTGAATGTTCAGCCATGTGTTGGCCAGCGTATCGGGTCCATTGGGATCCACTTTCCCGAATGCCGTGCTCAATGGCGGAAAATCCGGGCTCTGCCCACTCTTGCTGTATACACGCCCCTCATATGGCGCGCACAGAGGGCAGGTCGTCCCGTGGCTACTGATTTTGTAAAGGTCATGTTCCGGATCGGCGGTCAGAACCGCCAGCACCTCTGCCTGTCGGGAGGTCGTGCGCAAAACCATGCTGCCATAGGTATGCAAACTCCAATTGCGCCCTGCTTTATCGACAAACGCCGTCACGCCCTCCCGGCGCAGCGCCTCCACAAAATCCGGGATGGCTGGATTAACGCCTTTTCCCATTGCCTGCATTGCAGCAACCTGCTCCAGGCCAACGCGCCGGTATACATCCGGCTCTGTGTGGCCAAGAAGTGCGCTCTGCAATGTTGCCATAGCCGTCATAGAGGCGTCGGTGATTTCGCCCATCAGATTCATCACCAGAGTATCCACAATGGCATGCTGTTCCCCAGTCAGTTCCGCAGCGTTCCCATATCCCGTGATATGTTTTGCTACCGGCTCTGTGATCTTCCGGGCTTCTGGCAAACGCACATAAAATTGCCGCTCGATCATCTTCGGCACATATTCCCAGCTGTCGTTTTCCAGCTTGCGCAGAATATTCTGTATCCGTTCCAAAGATGCCACAGCATGGTAATCCACAAGGCCCTGCGATCGAAGCCGCCCGATCTCATTGATAATGTCGGTCTCAGCTTTCAGGAAAATGGAGACGAGCTTTTTCAGCTCCCGCTCATTCGATGCGCGGTTCAGCGTTGGCATTTAATCGTCCTCATCAAACAAGTCCGTCCCGTCATCACCCGGGAGCAATCCATCATGTCCAAACTGCATAAAATCCCAAAACGGGGCGTCTGGATGTGTGGTTCCATAGTCAATAATATCTTGCTCAAAGTGGTCTATTGTTGCGGCCATTACTAACAGATCAATAGCCTCTTGTGTAACAATGTCCTTCTTTTGCGTCCCTTGGCCAAGATACCGAGAGAGGAATGTTTTTAATCGTTCTTCCATTTCCGTTTTCCCCCATTACTTGATCGGGTAGCTGCTCAAAACAGCCATGCCGCCATACCCATCTGCCTCCACTTTGTAAATCCGCTTTGCGTCCCGAATATATCGAACTTCACCCACACTTAAGCCAGGATACTGCGTTCCCAATGTTCCGCATAGTTTTGCGTACTTCTTTGCACCAATTTGGATTCCTTTATGAGACCTCTGCGGCGACGGTGCATACTTTGTCTTTCCTATTTTACCACTTCCGCCGCCGCTGGTAAAGCGTCCTGTTGCGGGATCATGATACGGATTATAGTCTATCACTGCCGCATCTTGAACTGTTCCTTCAAGCGTTCTGTCGATCGCTTCACCATATCCAAGTCCCATCTGCGGGTCCCGCAGTGCCGTCACATCCTGATATGTCTTTCCGGCGTTCTCCGCAATCTCCTCATCCGCCAGGTTGCCGAACATGCCCGTTTCCTCTTCCAGCTTTTTCAACTCTTTCTGTGCTGTATCCGCCCGGATTAGTCCCGCCTGGAAAGTATCCCGGATAGCCTGGGCCTTTTTCAGCGTAATCTCCGCCGTCTCCATTGCCGTCGGCGTCCACAGGGACGGGAAGCTGAAGTCAAGATCGTCCGGCACAAAGCCCCAGGCGCTCATTGCCAGAACCGGAAGCAGCTTCTGCAGCGCAGGACGCAATTTTGCCTCCCGCTGGCTGTCCACATAATCATAGTAATTTTTCAGATCGCTCTCGCCAGTGGCGTTCATCCCCGCCGGTGAGCGGCCGAACAGCTTTGTCATGGGGTAATGAGATGCGCCGCAAAGATTGAGACACATGCTCTCATAGACCTCCTGCAGCCCAGTGAATGTGTACTGCGTGTTGGTCAATTTTGTCCCCTGCTCGACAAGCTGTGTGCCAAAGTTGGATCGGAGTACACTCTGCGCCTGCATCACATTCCAGAATCTCCGCTGTGCCTGGCCTGAGCCAATTCCGAACAGCTGCTCCAGGCCCTTGACCTCCATCGTATTGACATTCGCCTGGAAGGTCAACGCCACCATGTTTGCAGATACATTATCATGGGCGACCACTTCTTCGTAGAGCGCCTCAATCTCACTCTCACCCCAGTACATCTCCGCCATCCGCTCAACCATCGGAAGCTCTCTGCCGGTAAAGCGGATCACCCTGGAATGGTGTACCCGCGCAGCGGTGTGCCCCTCTGCATCTGTGATGGCGTAATATTCCGGCACAGGGTCGCCAGCCTCTAGTACAAGCCCATTTGTCGCCGTAATCCCCATCCAACGGTCCAGGATATACAGTCCTCGAAAGCTGCCCGGATAAACCACATCCAGATCCAACGGTTTTGACAGATCCTCCTGCCCACGCACCAGGATCAGCCCTGCTGCGCCTCCGTATAGACGCCCCCAGCGCAGCCCCTCATTGAGTCGGTCTCGGATTCTTGTGTCCCGCTCGACCTTTGCCAATGCATCCTGCGCCTCCGGCGTAATATTGCCCTTGAGCTTGTACCACTCTCTGAGCATATCGTCTACCATGAGACCAACAACATTTTGGACAACCCAATTTGTCCGATACAAAGAATTGAGCAGCGCATAGTTATCCGTCATGCGGGTCAGGGGATACTCTGTCGCCTCCAGCGGAGACTGGCTCCCCCATCCCAGCCGGAACAGGGGATTTGAAAAAGCGTCCTGCACGCTTATTGATTCCATTTCTGCCTGTCTGTTTACAGGCCTGGTCTTATTCCGTCTGGACACTCACTCAAACCTCCAATCTGGGAGATAATTGCAAAAATAACGGCAGCTATCCATCGCATGGTCACTTTGCTTGACAGGCTTTTCTTCGCCTCTTGCGGCCGCTTTTTCATCCCATATGTATGTACCGATCTCATCCAAGAAGCCGGAGCAACGCTCGTTGACAAGCAGTTCTCTCCGTTTGATAAGCACACTCATGCGCCGGATTCCATCCAGCACATCGTTGTCCGCCTCGCGGACATATATGCCCCGTTGCCGTAATGCGACAATGAACGATGCTGCCGATGGGTCCACCAGAACTGTTGCAGCACCATCTCCAAGGAACTGGACGAAATCGTCGGCGTATTCTTCATCCGTTTTCTGCCGGCGCTCTTTCCGGCTATCCCACCGGTACTCCCGGTCAATCCGTATTTTTTCGCCGTCATCATAGATGTCTAAAAATATGGTTGGATTCGTGGTGCCATAGTCACATGCAATATAACGCTGTGACAGCGCAACCATACCAGTCGGGGCCTGCCGGTACACATTATCGGTTGGATCAAACATGTCATAGATCAATCCTTCCGACATCACCCAGCGCCCCATGACATAGCGCTCATAAAATAGGCCAGAGTACATCGACCGATAGCGGGCTTTTGTTGCCCCATCCAAAGACGGGTTATCATCCATTAAGAAGTGGATATGGAGCGCGTTGTGTTTCTCTGGCTGTAAGATCCACTCCTGCCGAAACCAGTGCTGTGGATTCTCCGGATTGCAGTTAAACCACATCTTCGCTCCCTTTACAGAGCATCTGGCAAGCGCCTGTTCCACAAACGACCGCGGCATCAGTGCCACTTCGTCCAACAACACGCCGGCCAGCGTCACGCCCTGTACCAGCGCATAGGAACTCTCGTCTTTACCGCCAAACAAATAAATCCGGTTCTCCCTGTTCCCGCGGCGGGCAACGATCATATGTCCGCCACGGTTATACCGGATATCGAAATTCTGTCTGAGGTATGTAATACCAAGCAAAGGTGTAACAATGTTTCGTTCTACTGCCCCCACGGATTTCCCGCAAAAGGCAAAGGCGCAGTCATTGAAGTTTCCCATTGCCCACAGGAAAAATGATAGCGACATGATGGAGGTCTTACCACTACGCACGGCTCCATCGCAGATCAGCGCGTCAAACCCCATGTATGGGAAGTCCATAATTTGGTTCTGCTTCTCAGATAGTCCGTCCATATTTCTCCTTTAGCGCTTTTGTAATGGGATCATCATCTCCAAGGTTTCCCCCGTTGCTTCCCATGCTTTTCAGTGTCCATTTATCAATCAATGTTCCTAAAGCTGTAGTAACCTCTGTTGCACTCTTAGCTGTCTCTATCTTCTCCGGTAAGATCCGCAGGCCAACCTCAATGATGTTGTATACAGCATCCCGCTTACTCTCCATGTACGCAATAATATCTGCGGTGTCCATGTCCTTTTTTTGCTGTAGTTTCTCGCTGAAATCCGGGGATTCCTGCACGATCCTTTTCACTGTCTGATGAGTAACGCCGTTTAATCTGGCGGTTGCGCTATACGACTGCGTTTCCAGATAATCAACCACTATTTTCTTTTTCTGCTTATCTGTCAGTCGCGCAGCCATAACACCACCTCTTAATCAACACCTAATTTCCATCGCCAGCCCCCTGCCCCTAGCCGTCCTGCGATGATCTTTCCCACAAGTCCATTTGGTGCAGGCCGCCGGTACTGCCCCGGCGTACGCTTTCGCCTGCATAGCCCGCCAGTGAGGATGACACCGGTGGGTCTAAGGAGGTTTGGAGAATCATGAAAAAAGCACCTGAAAAATCATCCTACTTGCCATTGTAGAATGGTCTTTCAGGTGCGTGCACCCCAAACGGCCCATTTTAAAACTTTTTTTCTTCTCTACCCACAAGATAGTCAATCGACACCTCAAAAAAGTCCGCCAAAGCAATCAAGCTCTCCATGTTGGGCTTTGCTTCTTCGCGTTCATATAGTCGCACAGCATTGGTTCGCAATCCGCACAGTTCCGAGAGCACCCGGCGGCTGATTCTCCGCCGCTCTCTGAGCTGTCGCAGCCGGTTTGGAAATTCGCTCAACCGCCTCACCCCTTCTCCCACTGAAAGAAATACTCAAAGGGCTTTCCCGTGTAGCGTAGGACTCTTTGTGCGTGTTTAACCGTCACAGAGCCCACTTTGATTTGCCTCCCTACCGTAGATGGTCCCATGCCACATTGAATTGCAAACGCACGCAGGCTCATACCCATTGCACGGATTTTGGCCGCCGCATCTGGCCTATACGCAATCCGTGCTCCGTCATCAATGCATTTCTCTATGAAATCCATCCTGTAGTCGCCCTGATCGCTGCACCGTCTGTCATAGGCCCGCATGCTGCGCAGTTCTTCCTCCGTAAACGGCGCAATCACTGGCACTTGCTTTCTTCCTCCATTTCAACCGCAAAGGCTATCCTACACAGCGCGTGTACAAGATGGTCGTTTGTATCATCTCCAGCCAGCCATGCAAATACATGGGTAAGCGCCCGACCCACATGCTCTCTTTCTGAGATCAGTTTGTAGTTATTCTCTGTGTAATGGTGAAGCGTGTCAGACTCATATCGTACATGGCTCAGCGCCAACATCGCACGCGGCGGCAGCCACTCAGATTTATAGGGTCTGTCCGACTGTACTCCGCCGGATGCATTTTCTGTCTTGTCTGTTTCCTTTGCAAGTGTTCCCATAATATCCTCCTATTTCAAAGCAATTCCCGCTTCTTCCTTGAGCATAGATTTTCATTTTTTTGCATAGGCGCAGCAGGAACATTTATACTTCCTGTTGCGCCTCAGATCTTCGACCGCCGCATCCCTCTCCTGCTTCACCTGCTCCAGCTCGGCTCGCAGCTTCTCGTTTTCTGCCTCTGTATCGTACAATGCTATATCCAACTCGCTGGCATGACTCACACTTTCATTGCATCTGTACTTCCAAAATTCAACCTCGGCCTGCAGTGTGGAGAGGGCTGTGGCGGCTTCGTCAAATATATTCCCCGGATTCCCTGCACCGGCTATATGTAACTGCTCAATCAACTTCTCAATGTCCATCAGGTGTCCTCCTTGTGGTATAATCGGTGTGAGGTGATTTATATGCTTTCAGATGAAAATTACAATGCACTTCTTAAATTTCGCTCTGGGCCAGTCAGCGGGAAAATGGATAATCGTATAAGATACTTTCGAGAACAAAAATATATCGAACCAAATAGTTATAAAACAGAGGGCTCACTAGACGATCTATCCATAATCCCAACTTCGTGGCGGCTTACCCCTCGCGGCGAGGACGCGTTAGCAGAGGTTCTCACTAGACGATCTATCCATAATCCCAACTTCGTGGCGGCTTACCCCTCGCGGAGAGGACGCGTTAGCAGAGTTTGAGTATCGCGCCAAGCAGGATACCAAGAATGATGCCGAAAAGAAGCGAGAGCGTGTATTTCAAGTGCTTCTTGTTTTTCTCGGCGCAATTATCGGTCTTCTTATTGAGCGCTTCTCTGGCATTACCGATTGGATCAATTCGCTTTTTTGACATCATGCGTTCTCCTCTCCCTCCGGCGGGCGGCGGTAGGCAAGCCAAGATTCTCCGTACTCTTCCAGTAAATAACCACGGACAGATATGCCTTGCAGAACAAGGTATTTCTCTCTGTCCCAATACAATAGCCTCCATTGGCTTTTTGCTGGCTCTTCAAGATTTTGAATCCATACAGGCTCTTCATTCATCTCCCGCAGTTCCTCCAGCGTCAGCGGCTCATTTGGCGGGGTGAGGGTGGGCAGGCGTTCCACAAGGTATTCTGCCAGCCATTCCGCAAAACTCCCTGTTTCCGGGTCTGTGCGCTTGGCTTCTATGATGAGGTCAAGCATCGGTTGCTTGTCAATCGCCCTTGCCATCTTTCAGTGCCTCCGTTTCTGTTACAGTTGTATAAAACCTCTCACAAGTGCTGTGTGCTGCGTTATACGCCGCGCACTTTTCTCCAATACATTCCAGCATATATGTCCGTGTCCATGATTGACCGTTCACAGTCATAGACGGGTTAGTATCTGACTGTATCAGCAACGGGCATCCTTTACGCTTCATCTTTCAGCGCCTACCCTCCAACTTATGAAAAACCAAATTCAACAGGCACAGGATCAGCCATATGCCAGTAGCAATTGGCAAAGAAAACCCGATAGAAAAGCACATTGTAATGAGTTTGATAATGCCAACAGTAATGGCCCAGCTTATTGCGTAACCAACAATCAAGCCAATGACAATAACTAAGCCTTTACGCATCTTTCAGCGCCCCCAATCTTCTCTGCAAATCCTCTATGGCCTCAATTGGTGTTTCTCCTCGTCCTACAGGGATTTTTGTTGTTTCCCAGAACCACATGTTTTCCAGGTCAGAAAGCACCTGGTCGAGCGCCAGATTGACGATTCCAGCAACATTTTCGCCAATAACCCAACCGGGCCCGATTTCCTGTATAACTCTAAGCATTTCCGGCCAGAGGTAACGGTCATCCTCCTTGCCTCTTCGCTTCCCGGCAAAACTAAACGGCTGGCAGGGGAATCCCCCTGAAATAATGTCAACTGTTCGCAGACCTGTTCGCTCATAAAAACTCTCCCCTGTCAGTGTGCGGATATCTCGCCATCCCGGCACATCCGGCCAGTGTTTTTCCAGCACTTTCGTTGGGTAATCAGCCCACTCGCACTGCCCAGCCGTTTTAAAGCCGGCAACCTCCGCCGCGAGATCCAGTCCCCCAATCCCGGAGAAAAGGGACAGGTGTGTAAAGCTCATTCCTCCGCCTCCTCAATCCCAATCTCCGTCCGTGGATTCTGCTTATCGTAGTAAACGCGGCTGCCGTCGTGCCCAGCCACAATGCAGTAGTTGTCGTCTGCCAGAATCCCCGCTTCCACCAGAATGTCGTCCACTGCCTGCAGCAGGTTCACCAGATCCGCCCTGCGCCGGGTTGGCAGATAGAACAGGCACCGGACATTGACCGGCGTGCAGATCGGCTCTGCGGGCGCCGGCTTCAGAAACCACCTTGCCGCCTCTGCGTACTGTTCATACTGCGGAGACGGCTTCACAAACCGCCGGCCGGTTTTGGCATTGTACATGATTTGCTGGTGATTCTTCTTCGTCACCGGCGCAAGCGGGATGGTATATCTAAGCTCCATGTCCGCCCTCCAGTTCCAGCATCTTTGCCAGCGCCTGCTTCTCGTACTCCCCAGGCGTGCCCATGTCCCGGATATCCGGCTTCCCGTCCTTCCGGCGCTGGGGCCGGTTGTCTGCCAGTGCGTCCCAATCCGCCAGGCACCGGACACCCCTTGCATGCTTGTCCTGCAAGATGGCCCGAATATACGGCCAGTTGGCCTTTTTGCTGTCCAGGGCAATGTCAAAGGCTCTCTTGCAGACCGCCTCTCCAAGTTCCTCCGCATAGGCCCGCAGTTCATCCAGACACCCCTGGGAGGCAGATGGGTTAATCCGGTTCAAGAAATCGGCCAGTACTGCGGCGGCGCTTTCTTTTACAACCCCGTCAGGGGTTGTTTTCTTTAAAATATCTTTCTCACACTCACTCTCTACCTCACTCTCTACCTCTCTCTCACTCTCTTTCTCCTTGCCGGTTTGTTCCGGTTTTGATTTCGGTTTGTTCTCTGTTTGTTCTTCGTTTGATTTTATTTTGTTCAGCCGATTTTCCGCTTTCTTCCGCCCATTGTCCAGCGTCGGGCGGATCAGGGTAAAGACAGAGAGTGCAACGCCTGAAAGGGATGGTTCCTGTTCGTCCAGCGCATATCCGATCAGCGCCAAAAGGACGCTTGTCTGGTCGCGCTTGGGGAGGTGTTTCAGCGCCTCATAATAGCTCCGGTAGAATGTAAACTGATTTCGTTCCATATCCGCGTCCCCCTAAAATGGGAGGCCTTCATCCTCGTCCTCCAGCACGGCAAAGTCCGCAGTCGGTGCAGGCTTTACGCCAGAGTGCGGTGCGCCATTGGCCCCGGCATCCCGCTTTTGTTCTCCGAAATAGACATTGTCGGCAACTATCTCGGCACTGCGGCGCCTGTTTCCATCTTTATCCTCCCAGTCGCGGATCTGCAGCCGGCCGGACACAACTGCCATCTGGCCCCGGCCAAAGTATTTGTCCACAAACTCCGCCGTCCCCCGCCAGGCCACACATTCAATGAAATCTGTCTCCCGCTCCGCGCCCTTTTCGGTATAATCCCGATCTACCGCCAGCGTGAAATTTGCAACAGCCTTCCCGCTCTGTGTCTGGCGCAGCTCCGGCTCTTTTGTAAGCCGTCCCATGATTGTGATATGATTCAGTGCCATGGCTTTCTCCTTTACTTCTGATAGGTCAGCCGGAAGTCATCCCAGTCTGGATATTTCCGGCGCATGTAATCAAAAATCTCGCGTCTGAGGTATTCCCGCTGCACGCTCTGGTCGTAGAGCCGGTGGCATTCGGGGCAGAGCGTCACAAGATTCTGCTCAATTCCAAGGCCGCCCTGCGCTCTGCTTATGATGTGTGCATTCGGAATCCCGGCCCGGTGGCAGATCACGCACAGGCCGCGGTCGCGTGCATTGACGCGCTCCTTTACCTCACGCGGGATCGCCAGCGCCTTTGTCCGCTTTTGCATTGCCCCATTCCTCCATCATCCCGGCCAGCTTGTCCGGCGGCAGCGTCTCAATGCCGACCGCCCTGCGCTCTGCTTATGATGTGTGCATTCGGAATCCCGGCCCGGTGGCAGATCACGCACAGGCCGCGGTCGCGTGCATTGACGCGCTCCTTTACCTCACGCGGGATCGCCAGCGCCTTTGTCCGCTTTTGCATTGCCCCATTCCTCCATCATCCCGGCCAGCTTGTCCGGCGGCAGCGTCTCAATGCCGACCGCCCGGCAGTCCTGCACGATGTTGTCAATCAGCCGGGACATCTGTTTTGTGTTGTAGGTGGATGAGCCATAATAGGCCCGGATCACAACCCGCTGCCCGTCCGGCGTGAAATCCACCTGTTCTGTCGGCCATCCAGTACCAAGCTTTTCCCACGCAACACAGAATGTCTTTGCCTCGTCCTGCGTGAGTGTGAAATCTTTGTGCGGGCCAAACTTTTTGATTGTCTGCCGGTAGATTTCCTCTTCCTCAATGCCTGTCTCCTGCGCCAGTTTTTCAAGTAGAACCCAGCAATAGGAATTTGCATCCAGACTGCGCTTGTCCCTGTGCACCTTGATCTCCGCATCGTATCTGGCATCCTTCTTGCCAAGCACAAAGCCCCGGCACGGCGCGGCTTCCTCCGGCCTCAAGCACAACCATACGCCGGTCTCGTCCGTCAGGATTTTCGCATCACGAAAGGTCAATTTCATGGCTCCGCTGCACTCCATACAAAGCACCGTTTCCCAGTGGTGATATTGTCAATGGCAAGCCCGCGAATCATTCTGCTCCTTTCGTCATACGCGATTTTCTCAACGCAAAAGCTGTCATAGCAGGCCGGCTTCCCGCCTCTTTCCCTGATCTGGCATTTGTCCGCATTGACAAAAATCTGCGGTGCAGTGTAAAGCTCCCGGCCAATGCCCCAGTTGGTACAGGCCCGTTTAAAACTGTCCGACGCCGCTCCCTTTTCCTTCTCAATGTTTGATTCCGTGCCGCAGTCAGTTTTCTCCACCCACTCCCGGCGGTCGGCATCATAAATACCAACCGTGCAGTACAATACGCCACCGATCACTTCGTGGCTTCTCTGCCAGTACATGGGGCCAACCACTGCATCCAGCATCCGCATATCCACACGGGCATTTTTGTAAAGCAGCAGGCTCACACCGTACTGGTTACACTGCCCAATCCGTACTTCGATATCGTCTTTCTCCAGCAGAGGGAAATTAAACTGTTCCATCGTGTACCTCCTTTAATGGGCAGCTCTGTTCCCGGTCATATGTATCAAAAATCAGGTTGTGCGTCAGGCGGCACCGGCTTCTCTGCAGCCCGTCCGAGTAGCAGAACTCGCAGTTCTGGCACCACACCCGATCCTCCGGAAACCACACTGTCACCTTTGTCTGCATTCTGGTGTAGTATCTCACGCCGTTTGCGCGCATCGTGTTTCCCGCCTTTCTCTCAGCCATGCCGCATAATCCTCCAGGGCAATGTCGTCCTCCGCCACCCAGCGCCGGGCAAACGCCGCCCGGCCCTTGCCAACGCGGTACGCACTCTGTATCACCCGGTACATCTCCGTCCCACAGTACCGCAGATCGCTCCCCAGATACGCCGCATAGAAGTCGGTGGCAACCTTCCGGTCAAACGCATACTGCTCTGCCGTCTCCGGCGTGATGGACTCCACGAGGCAGTCCCGGCAGACGCCGTCGAACAGATCTTCCTCCAGATGCCAGCTACCGCATCGTCCGCACTGCCGGGCTGCCTGAAAGCCGCCGCCCATACACTTTGGGCAACACTCTGTCGTCTCTCCGTGCGGCTCCTGGTACAGATACGGTTCGTCAAACACATGGCCGCACTCTACGCATTTATACATTCTGATCCGCTCCCATCTGCGCCTTTGCCGCCGCAATGACCCCCATGTATGCCTGTGCATAATTGTTGTTCTTATGCTTACTGCGGACTGCCGCTTCCAATTGATCCAGGTCGCCATAGAAGCAGCCGGTCGTTGCCCGAATTTTACCGTCCTTGCAACGGAAGAATGTAATGGTGTCGTTTCTGGAACCAATTGGTCCAGAAGTGAAATAATCCGATGTTTTAAAGATTTCTGCATCGCCGCAGACCCGCGCATCGCCGAAGACCCATGCATTGCCGTAGACCTGCGCATCGCCGTAGACCTGCGCATCGCCGTAGACCCACGCATCGTCATTATGCGACAAGTTTTCTTCTTTCTCGATCCAGCCGCCCAACTCCCCGGCCTTTACATCTCCAAAATCTGCAAGCGCCAGGATCCGGTGCAGTATCCGCCCATTCCATTCCTGCGTCTCATCTATGAGCTCATATTTTTTATTCATTGACTTTTCCTCCAAACCCGCTTACAATAGCGGTGTACTGGTTTGGCCATTCGGCCATCTTGCCGCTTTCAGAGGTTCCAGCTCTGAGAGCGGCTTTTTTATTCATAGTGACAGCTGATTGCCAGCCCAAGAAATGCCAAAACATTTGCTGCAAATCCTCCGATCATATGGCCTGTCACCGTCAGGGCAAGGCCTGTCAGACCGGCCAATACCAGAATCATAAATCCCACAATCTGCTTTTCCGCCCGCGACACATATCTCTGCGATTTCTTTTTTAGCCGCCGGTTCACTTCCCGTTTCAGCGCCTCCAGATTCCGCTTTGTCTCGTGGTTCTGGTTAACAATGCGAATCACATCCTGATCCATCCATTCCTGTGTCATTCGGTTTCCCTCCTTTTGTAGGTTTCCATGACGCTTAAAATCTTGTCGAATACCTCCCGCATCTCTTCTTCCTGCTCTGCCGGGAGCTTTGCAACCGCATCCACGCCATACACCGCCCGCAGCAGCGTTCCCATTGCGTTCTGAATCGGATAGCCGTATTTACAGCTGACCGTGGTCTGCCCGCCTGTGCTATAGTGGTAGATGTGTTCATAATCAAATGCATCCATCCGCTCCCGGTATGGCTCATATACCCGCTGATAGGTGGTGCGGTTCCGCTTCTTCTCCTGTTCCCGCTGCTCCAAAAACGCTAAAATCTCCGCTTTCATCTCTGCCGTCATTGCCATTTCCTTGTTGCCTCCCTCGTTCGTTCGTGTTATGCTTTAACTGAATAGGTCTTTGAAGTCCCGGTAAGACTTCACCCGCAGCGCGTCCGCAATTCGGATTGCCACATCTGCTTTCGGGATTCGCTCTCCCGATTCGTAGCGCTGATAACAAATAGGGGTAATCTTGGCCTTTTCTGCAACTTGCACTTGCGTCAGGCCGGTTTTGTTGCGCGCTTCAATCAGCTTTATATTTTTCATCACCCACTCACTTTCCAGATTTAACACTACCATTCGGTTGTGTCATGCTCGTATATTAACACATCCATTCGGTAGTGTCAACCTTTTATTGGAGGTTTTGACAATGACTTTTTCAGAACGGCTCATTGAACTTAGGAAAGCACGAAATTTGACACAAAAGCAAGTTTATGAGGGAATCGGTATGTCCATGCTCGGGTATCAACGATATGAGTATGGAGAGCGTGAACCCTCTTATCAAAAGTTGATCGCCTTGGCGGACTATTTTGATGTGTCTTTGGATTACCTCTGCGGCAGATCTGACAACCCGGATATAAACAGATAAAGGAGGATGTCATGTTGTGGTGGCAAACAATTTTGAGTTATGTCATTCCCCTTGTGTCAGTCGCTCTATCTTATATCTTCGGTAGATATGAATCCCGCAAATCATACCTTTCTTCCGTGCAAAGAGAGCGGTATGACTCCTTTTATGTCCCTTTCATTAATAAGCTGTATGCCGGCATGATGTGGGATGTAGAATTTTCTTCTCTACCATTGAGTACCAGAGGCATGTTTTTTGATCTCATCATGCACAATATTCAATTTATTGATGAAGAAACCGTCAAATTAATTCCCGGTTTCTATCATGCAATGTTGGATAACCTTGAACAAGAAGACGGAAGCATATATCAGGTAGATAACGATACTGCACTTGATGAAATCTTCAACCAAATTGCATTGAGCATACTATCCCAAGCAAAAGTACTATCAAAAGAACTACGCTTACCAGACATCGGAGCGTGCGCCGCAGCCAAGTTTTCTGAATCAGCCCAAAAGCCAAAATAATTACCGCAAGTATCACAGTCAATTGGCTTCCAAATGTTGCGAAAAAATTAGCAACATTCTCACTTAGGATGCACATAATCCGTCTCAAACCTCCTTATTGCCCTGGCCGATTTCTTTCAGGTTCACAATATAGATTGCCTCCTGGTCCATCCATTCATTGCTCATCTTGTTTCACCTCCTTAAATGCCTCTGGCATCCACCAGAGTTCTTGCTACCAAGTCTGTGTCATAACGGATTCTGCTTCCGACCATTGTGCCGGGCAGGGCGACCTGCGCAATCCACTCCTTTGTGTATTTCCGATTTTTGTAGCCAAGCTCAACTGTCAGATCTGCAACCGTCATCATGCCGCCATATAGCTCGCGCAGAATGTCCCGTTTTTCTTTGACGGCTTTTGTGTAAACCGGCGATCTCATAACTCTCACTCCTTCTTGAGATTGTCACTTTTTTATTAATTTGATAAAATGGCCTCATAAGGAGGCAGTTTTATGGATTATCCCATTATGAATAGCACCATAAAAATCCTAAAGTTTATCAACCGGCACGAAAATTGTACATTCGCAAAAATAAAATCAGAGTTCCCAGATATTGATTCCATGGAACTGGTCAATCTGGCGCTCACCAACTATCTGCTTTGTACAAGGCCGGAAGAACTACCAACGCAGTTTCAAAACGGGAACTTTTCAATTCCAGACAATTCCAAGTTTTGGGCAACGCCACACACAACCAAGCTGCTGGAAGACCGCCGCCGGGAATGGCTTCAATGGGTCATTCCAAATGTGATAGCAGGGGTCGCCCTTATCCTCAGCATCATTACATTGTTGCTAACACAAGTGCCACAAGTGATAGAAGTACAGATATTGCCGTGAGCACATAGCAGAATCCAAGCCGTTGTCTAAGACTCTCGTTTACATCCATAAGTGCCTGCATTTGTTTCATCGTCCACTCGCCGGAGAATACCCAAGTATCTCCGACCTGAACGGCGGGCTCTTTGTTGTTCATCTCATCGCCCTCCTTTCTGCTCTTCCCTGTTATATATCCTGTTTATTGGACATCATCATGCGCACCTGGCTTCTGTCCCGGCAAACAACTTATTTCCGTTTGTAAACTAGATTGAACATCCTCGCATTTTGCGATAAAATCTCTGCAAGAGGTGATTTTATGACAACAGAAGTTTTGTCCGGTCTGTTCTCTCTCGTTGGAATTGTTTTCTCCGGCGTTCTTTCTTTTCTTGTCGCCAAGTCCAGTGCGTCAAAGGAAATTGATAAACTAAAATTGACCTGGAAGCGAGAGGATGTTGTTTCTTCTGAAGCTGACTTTTCAGAAATGGTTTCTTCTGTCGCTGTCTACGCAAAGACCCTTAGCATAGACGATATGAATACCGCAACGAAGTGGGTAGCGAAGATCAGGGCGCAGGGAAGCGGGGCGCTTGGAGACTTGCTGGACGGCTTGTATAACCAGCTTCGAGACCCTATTGTCTTTGAACTGGAAGATACCCTATCCGAAATAATCAAGGAAAAGCGTCAACGCAAGAACAAACAAGATTGACAGCACTGATATGGCCCAAGACTTCATGCACGCCTTCGCTTCTCGTTTCTCTTGAAACTTGAAGTATTCCAAGAGAGCAATGGGAATTAACCCAAGAGAAACATAGCCGATTGCTAATAAACAACCGTAGATATGTGTCACCTCCTTATTCTCCTTTATTAGCCGCTGTCAATTTCTCCTTGTCGGCCATTGCTGCCACGCCCTCTGCGTAGCCAATCAAATAATCCAACTTGTTTTCAGGAAGCAGTTCACATGCTCGCGCCAAATTCTCGACAATTTCTTTCTCCCTGCTGTCCTTATTTTGATTATCAGAACTCCGCATTTTATCACCCCCTATCTCAATTTCTCCAATGCCGCACCAGGTAGATGATGACTACCACGCTAAAAACCAGGTTCACAACATTGAATAAAATATCCATACTTGACAATGAACCAATCAAAGACTATCCTGATAAGGGAAGGGGCTTTCGCCCCGTTCCCTACTCGGTTAGCCTGACGATTAAATCCGTCAGGGCTTTAACCAAGTTTAGGATTGCGGTGATAAAGACGATGGCTTGGAGTGCTTTGTCTTTATCGCCGCTTTTCTTTGACTGGCTCATTTTGTTCACCCCCTTTGTTGATTACAAGACCATTATAAGTCTTTAAACAACTTTTGTCAAGTTATTATTGTTGATTTGATAAACAATTTTAAGTTGACTTTTTTTATTGATTGCCCTATAATAGGTTCATCGAGACGGAGGTGGAATGGTGAATATTGGAGAAAGAATAAAGGATATTCGGAAATCAAAAAAAATGACTCAGCAAGCGCTTGCTGATGCAATTGGCCTTAAAAGGAACACTATCGCCAATTATGAAATAGGAAATATTGTTCCAAGTGACAGAACCATTTCGGACATCTGCCGCGTATTTGGTGTAAGCGAGACATGGCTGCGAACCGGCGAGGGAGAAATGCTTGTCCCAGTTACGCGCGATGAGCAAATAGCAGCCTTTATGGGTGATCTCCTCAGTGGTACGCCAGACTTCCGGTGCAGATTGATTGCTGTATTGGCTCGCTTGTCAAAGGAAGAATGGAAAATGCTCGAAAAAATTGCAAATATGCTATTAGAAGAAGAAAAAGCGGGCCAGTAACCCGGCCCGCTGGATGCTATTCTCTTTTGCTAAGTTTCGTCACGAAGAAATATACGCACCTTAATTTTTCTTCTGGTAAAAGCTTAATTGTTTGTATAATTTGTTTCAACAGCGTGCTCATTTCCATCCCTCCAGATATGTATGCAGTAGATCATAGTGTTGTCAACGACAACACTCCGCGCATGAGATCCTATTTATATTCTATCTCATGCGCGGCTGCACTGAATCGATATAAGGATTATATTAGAATGTATGTTCGATAGTTTGGACATAAAAAATTTTAATGTCCTATGCTGGTATACATTCGGAAATCTGGCGGCGGAATTGTATTTTTAAGTTTTCAACCGTTCAGGCGGTAAAATAGAGAGAAAAGGAAGCGAGAATATTCATTTAATTCGTGTATGCAGCACAAATTTCGACCGCCAAAAAATGTATGTGGTCTACAAAACACTATGAGGAGGGCGCTTTATGATGTATCCATTTATGACACTGGACGATAATACCGAAATCGTTCATTCCGAGATGCAGCCTGACGGTACTGTCAAAGTGTATATGGAGCAGCCAGATGCGCAGACTGGATTTCGTCATGCAACTTGCTATTTGCCCAGCTATCGTTGGGAGGACATTTCCGGTTTCTCTGATCAGGAAATTGCACGCTATCAGGAGGTGATCGAATCCACAGCACACCTGATTCTGCAGTTCTCACAGGAGGGTGGATTCGAGCATGCCGCAAGTCTTTAAGGTTGGACCTTACTGGGTATACTTTTGGTCCAATGAAAATGATCCATTAGAACCGGTTCATGTCCATATTGCCTATGGCGCGCCCACTGCAAATGCGACAAAGGTCTGGATTACGCGCTCCGGGAAGTGCTATCTTTGCAATAACCAGTCCAAGATTCCCGAACGCACTTTGCGTAATATCATGCGAATCATTGAGGCACGCAGCGCAGAAGTAATACAAAAATGGCGTGATTATTTCGGTTCCGTAGATTTCTACTGTTAATAAAAATCCCGCCCGTGCAGGCGAGGAATGGGAGACAAATCCTTGAAAGATGACGAAAATATAAAAAATCTCCTGGACTATGCTGACCAGAATGTAAATCTCATGCGGGAAGTGCGCGAAATTTCAAACCGGATTGACAGAGTCCAGGAGGAAGCAAAACGAGACGCAAAAGCAAATAAGTGGCTGCAAATTGCGACGCTCATTATCGCAATGCTATCATTGCTATCAACAGTAGTAATTGGAGTGATAGGGTTGCTAAGTTGATAATCAGGGTGGCGATGACTAGATTCTGATTCATATTGTTCGCCTCCTTTCCCTTAATTGTATCATATGTTACAATCTTACGCAAGAAAAAAACCGCTCTGGTGTTGGTAGCACCAGAGCGGGCACGGGGCAAAGAAAATCTTGGAGGAGCTTCTTTGCCCCATCATTATAACATGATGGGAGGAAAATGCAATGGCAGAATATAAGTATGTGCGAAAAACCATTCGATACGGCGGGAAACGCTATGAAGTCACCGGCAAGACAGAGCGGGAAGCTTTGGAAAAGCTGGCGGAGCTCAAATCAAAGCTAAAACGCGGCGAGCTGACGGTTGGAGAAAATATGACGGTAGATGCCTGGTATAGAGAATGGAAAGCACTGTACAAGGAACCAAGTGGAATTACAGATAAAAGTCTTGGCATGTACGATGAAAAATACTATAAATATATTAAGCCACGAATTGGAAATCTAAAGCTGAAAGATGTACGGGATGTTCACTTGCAGCGGATTCTCAATGAGCAAGCCGGTATGTCATATTCTCATGTCAAAAAATTGTTGGGCGTCATCACACAGTTATTCAGCAGGGCGAGAAAGAGTCACATGATTGCATACGATCCATCGGAGGATTTGTCTATTCCAGACGCGTCAAAAGGTCATCGGCGCTCAATTACGGATATAGAACGATCCGCAATACTAGCTGTCGCGAAAACACACCCCTCCGGTCTCTGGATTTTGACGATGCTCTATACTGGCATGCGCCCAGGGGAAACTGCGGCACTTCAGTGGAAAGATATAGATTTCAAAAAGAATGAAATTCATGTACATGCTGCCAAAGAGAGCGGGAGCAGGAATATAAAGGGCCCAAAGACTCTCGCCGGTGTACGGGATATTCCAATACATGCATCACTTCGTCCACTCCTGCTCAAAAAAAAGGGCGATCCTTTCGCCCCGGTATTTCCGACGAGAGAAAATAATTTTCAAAATGAAAACAGTCTGCGCCGGTTGTGGAGTTCCTTTAAACGCGATTTAGACATCTATATGGGTGCGACTGTATATCGGAATCAAATCACAAAGTCAGTTGTAGCAGATGATCTCGTCCCATATTGTCTGCGCCACACATTCTGTACGGATCTACAAAAGAAAGGTATCCCGATTAATGTCGCTAAAGAGTTGATGGGGCACGCGGATATTTCAACTACAGCAAATATCTATACGCACAGAGACAATGAACTGCTGCACAATGAGATGGCAAAGCTGGATGGGACATTGAAAATCTCCTGATTTTTTCCACCACTTTTTCCACCACCAAACAATCTAAAATGACCTAAAATGACCTAGCTTTAAATACACAATCATAAAAAGGAAAATCCCCTGGAACCATTGGAAAATCAATGATTTCAGGGGATTTTCAGTTGGCACGCCGGAAGGGATTCGAACCCCCAACCCTCGGAACCGGAATCCGTAAAGAAAATTCCCGCTTTCTACTGTAATTACAGCATTATTTTTTGTTATTATATCTTTTTTCCACCACTTTTCCCACCATGCTATTTCATGGCCTGTGCCAGTTTTTTGAGTAGATCCTCCCGCCAGATGTAGCTGGTGAGAAACTGCATCGTCGCATCGGAAAGCCCCGTTTTCTCCTTCACAGTCTCAATCGCCTCTGCATAGGTCATCGTCTTATCCTCCAGTAAATTCAAAAAGTTTTCCCACAGTGTGGGGTTGTCCACCATCGGTGCCGGGCACCGCTTTCCCGTCACATCGTAGTGCCGCAGTACATGCGCCCGGTCAATGCCGTAGGTCTGCATCAGCTGCCGCGCCAGTGCCGCCGCGTTGTACACCGTCTGGTCCATGAAGTAGTAATTGCCCTTACTGTCCTTCCTGGAACACAGTTCCATGCCAATGCTGTTGGCGTTGCGGCAGGTTGGATGCCGGTAGCTGCTGGCCCCGCAGTGCCAGGCTGTATCCGCATCCTTCACGCTCTGCCCATACCCGTTTTCATCCACGAAGTAATGGGCTGATGCGCCCGCTGCATTGCAGCTGAAATAGTCCAGGTTATTCTGCACTGTGTCGCCATTGTTCGCCGTGTAGTGAATCACCAGGAACTCGATTGGCTGCGTCCGTCCTTGGGCGAAATTCGCCTCATTCGCCTGTTTAAAGTTCATGCGTTATCTCCTTTCTGATTCTTTCCATTGCATTCTTTTTCTGGTATAATGAATAGAAGGAGTGACTTAACATCAAAAGAATCAGCTCATTTTCTATCATCGCAATCCAAGATACCTTTTGCAAATTTCCCAACAGATATCTCCTGAAATATGACAAGCGCTGGGATTGCAACCTATTCCCATACTGCCGCAGTACAGATACAGAAGAGGAAAATATTGAAAATATCCGGCAATATCTTTCCAAATCTTTGAAGGTTCCTGCCGCCAGCATCACACTGGAATACCGTACCAAAAACATTCATCCAAAATACTCTTATAGCGACAAGGTCATGAAAACCTATGAGCACAAACTTTACAAAGCCTCTATTTTGGACTTTCCTTCATCGCTTGAGCAGGACCAGTTTCAAATTGATGGCATCCAATATTGTTGGATGTCAATTGAGCAAATGCGTAATAATCCCACAATTGAAGAGCGCAACGGGGATATCGTAAAATTTGTTGACAGCTATGCTGGATCATCAGCCACCTTGACAAAGGCGGGCGATTCGGTATAATAGGAGATAGAAAGGGCGCTGCGACAAGCGGTTGAGCCCATAGTCAAGTAAAGATTTCTGTTAAGAAACCGTCACCGGCCAGGGTGGCGGTTTCTGCCTTTTATACGAATCGTCACTGTATATCCGAGGATATGTAGTGTGATTGTAACTGGCATATGCCTCACCCCCTTTCGGGAGTTGTGGCCCAACCGCCTGCCGTCTGTGCAGCGCCATCCTGATTCTACCGGATACGCCGCCTTTTGTCAATTTCTGCCGCCCGTCAGGGCGGCTTTTTATTTGCCCTTCGGCGTCTCGTAGGTGAGTGCCTGCTGGCTGTCTCCCACGCCCTGGGTGGTCGGATCATTCACCACGCCCAAGAGGGCCAGGATAGCAAAGATCGTGCCCACAATGGCCGTCAACTGCTCGGACAGTCCAGTGTAGTCCCACTCCACGCCGAACAGCTTCAGAACCTGCGACGCCAACAGAAGCACTGCCGGCACCGCCGTCAGCCAGAAGGTCTTGTTCTTCAGTCTCACTTTCCAGTTAATCATCTATGTACCTCCACTTCAAAATCCAATCTGCGACAGAAGCGCACCGAATGCTGCAGCTACAACAGCCAGTATAAGCTTGTCCAAAATCATATCCCATCGGCGACCAGGCTTCGCGTCGCTCTCTTCCTGTTTTTTCAGCAGCTTGGCGATATTATCCCCCATATTGGACAGTTTTTCATCCAGCTGGGCGTCCCGCGCGATCTGCTCACGCTGCCAATCGTAGAAAGAACTGTGAAACCGCTTGGAATCAGTTTTCCAGTCCTCCAACGCCTTGATCCGTCCCTCCAACTCTGCGGCAGCGGCTTTCCCAATGCAATCCCGCTCCGGGTCCATCACACACTTTTCTGTTGGCATCACATCGCCTCCATCACTCTCTGGAGCACCACGCAAAATTCCTCCCGCGTGATGGGGGCTTTCGGGTCGAAATTCTCACCCTTTCCCTGCATGAAGCCTCTGGAAACGCAGTAGGCAACCGCGTCTTTTGCCCAGGTAGAAATCCTGTCTTTATCTGCAAACTCCATCTTTCTCACCTCAACATATTTCTCAATGTCAATTTCCTCCGGCTCCGGCAGCACCACTAAGCCAAATCCGCTTTGACTGTCCTTCCCCGCTTTGCCAATGTCCTGGCAGTGGTCTTTGAAGAACCGCACCATCGCCGCTCTTGAAAGGGCTTGTCCGGTTCTGTCCAAAAAGAAGTCGTCCACCAGACACGCCATCCCGCACAGCCACGGCGCAGCAAAGGAAGTGCCTGCCAGGATATCTGCATGGTCAGAGGGATCCCCGGCCGCGATGTTGATGCCCGGATTGCCCGGCGCGGCGAAATCGACGAGCTCCGTCTGACTGGTATACCCTGCCGGATACACCCGTGGCCCGCCGATGACTTTGGACGAACGCAGTACCTCCGCCGCTCCGACTCCGATGGCGTCTTCCACCTGCAACAGCTTGCTGTAGCCCTCTGCCCCATCGTTGCCCGCAGCCCAGAACTCCTTCAGCCACGGCCGCGCCGCCAGAACTGCCGCGTGCTTCTCTCTGGCGGTTTTATCATTCTCCACGCGCGAGAAAAAGACATTTGAGATCCGCTTCCCATCGATGACGGGCACACAGTCTGAAAAGAAGTCCCAGTGCTTCTGCCCACCCGCCAGGCTGGTGTTGGTGGAGAAGGAGTAGAGGGTTGCCTCCGGGGCCACCTGGAAGAACACGGCGGCGGTCTGCACGGCGTGCTCAGAGGTCCCATCTCCCAGCACGGGGATAATCCTGCCCCCTGCGCTGTAAACCTCCGTGTTCACCTTCTCCCCGGTGCCAGCCATCACCCGACTGCCGAAATACCCCGCAGCATGGAACTTGTCCACGCCCGTCACCCGCCGCAGCCATGCGTTGGAATCCAGTAAAACAATCATATAAATTACCTCTGATTCCCTAGAATCTCACAGTTGGCTGAATTCCTCCGGGCTTGGAGAATACGCAACTTGAGCATAAGATGTACCATTGTAATACTCCCCTCCCAACAGCCAATACCCACTTCCGTAAGTGATATCATTAATAGCGTCTGTATTTGCTGTACCAGTCCATACATCTATCGTATTCCAGGTTCCGTTCAGATTGGTCGAATAGGAAATACGGGCTGATTTCGTGCCAGTGCAGTGCCCACCAACCATCCAGTAACCATCGGCATATGCAATACACTCGACCGAATCTGTGTTTTCTCCAGTCCAAATATCTTTTGTAGTCCAAGTACCATCCAGGCCGGCGGCATAAGCCATACTCAATCCGTAAGTGCTGCTTTCCTTGCAATATTCCCCGCAAACTGCCCACTGTCCATTGGCATATGTGATGCCATTGATGGCAGCATTGGCCGAACCTCTATAGCTGCTTTCCCACACATTCACCTTTGTCCACGAGCCATTCGGGTCAGTCGCATAAGCAATTCTGGCATAGCATTTTTTCGATGTTGCGCTATAAACGCCACCGGCCACAAAATATCCATTTGCATAAGCAATACAATTAAGGTTATTCGTATAGTCGCTGTTATCCCATAAATCTTCATTGGACCATGTTCCTGTAAGACTTGTTGAGTAAGCGACGCTGGCATATCCATCCATCCGTGAACCTGCTACGACCCAGTAACCATTTCCATAACAGATATCGCTTACCGAGGAGAAGCCGCCAGAAAAGGCAGTTGTGTAATTCCAGGTTCCATCTAAAGAAGTGGAATAATAGACACGGCATCCGCTGCTTCCAGTTTTAAGCGTTACTGCCCAATACCCATTTGCATAAACGATCCCACCTGGATTACAGTTGCTCCCAGAATACATTGTCTTGACTGTCCATGGTTTTTCTAAATCATTCGTATAGGCAATTACAACTTTATAGGAGCCATCATTTTGATATCCCAAAGCCACCCAATATCCATTTGCATAAATAATCTTTTTAATATAAGTATTTCTCGTACCTGAAAACAAACTTAATTTAGCCGGTGACAGGGAGGCGGTATAGAACAGTCTCGCCTTTCCCCCGACTCCGACATACGCCTTCTTCACCTTCCGGGCCTTGCCGCCTACGCCGATGTATATATTTTTGATCTGCTGGGCCACACTGTTTGCCGTATCAAAGCAGCAGACCTGTCCCCCGGCCGTGAACTGGATGTGCGCATCGCACCATTCCTTCGTGGGTTCCTTTCCGCTTCCAAACGCCGCCGTCAGGTCGATGAGCATTGCTCCGTCAAACCACATCGTTCCCGCCTGGTTCTGGTTGTTGTAGTCAAACCGGATCTGGTACTTTCCAGAGCCGAACGAGCTGCGGTTTGCCACCGTGCTGATTCTGCACCACTGGTTGGCCTTTGGCAGTACCTGTCCGGACAGCATCACGGGTTCGGCAATGGGCCAGTAGATGTCCACCGAACCGGACACGGCGGTCTGGTATGCCTCAATGCACACATAATACTTGTGCGACGGCGTCAGCTGGATGGTCGCCGTGCTGGAGACCGTCGTCTCAAATTCGCCCGTGTTGCCAGTCAACTTCCGGGCATAGCGGCCATATTTGACATGGGCCGAATCCCGCGCGCCGCCGCTCCAGCCGGTTCCCTCGAAATTGCCGTCCGGGATCAGATTGGTGAGCAGCTTCGCGCCGATATATGCCTTTTTTGCCATGCCGTCACCTCATTCGTAGACAAAGTACACCGTTCCCGTCGCAAGGCTGCTGGACCCGGCTGTGAGATCTGTCGTGCCGTAGGTATAGGACGGCGCTTTGCCGTTGATCTGCGTCTGAATGTTAGAAGTCACACCATCCAGATAGCCCAGTTCCGTGCTCGTCACGGCGCTCACCGCCACCTTGCCGCTGCCGTTGGACACCAGCG